ACCCGCACCTTGAGCTTAGGCGGAGCACTACAGCTCACACCACTGGACATGCCAGGTCCAGATTCTTCCGCTTCCACCAGTTCTCCAGTCACTGGTGAGGGCGGCGGCTGAGGCTGAGGAACATAGGCCATCACATGCGGGTCCCCCGGACCCAGCGCGATAGTCTCCTGCTCATCAACCTCAACACAGCCAACCGGTAGCGGGTCACGCAGCTCGACATTGGACACTCCAAGCCGCTTCATGAGCGCCTCGACTTGCGACTGCAGAGTGCGAAGCGCCACCTCCTGCTTGCCGAGGATGGCAGCAGAGGCTTTGGGATTGAAGCGGCCCTGAAAGCCCAGAAGAGAAATCGCAGCGGTCACGTCATTGTCCAGAGCGGTGATGATCATGTTCTGAACAGTGAGGTTAGACGTCGTCGTGGTGTAATACTGCGACATCTTGATCCAGTTGTTAGCCGGAACAGTGGCTGAGCCACCCTCTGCGATTGTGGAAAAAGCAAACACAAAGATACAGTTTTGAGAACCTGATCCCGCGCTCGCTCCATCCACCTGCGTGCCCTGGAAGTTGAACGCTGTCACAGCAGTAATGTCGGAACCTGAGGAGATACCGATAATGTTGCCGGACGGCGTGCTGCCGGTCTGCACGTTGCTGTAGGCCACAAGGAGGTAGTTACCATTGTAGCCCGCAGGCATGATCACGCGAACTTGCGACGCCTCAGGAATAGCGCCAGTGGTTCCGCTGTCGAAAGCCACTGGCAAGGAACTCGAGGGCACCAGAGTCCACGGTATCGGTGTTGCACTACTGGTCAACGACGTCGACGACGCTGACGCCAGAGCGGTCGTGCCGACATGAATGTCAGGCAGAGCGCTCTTCATCAGAGTCATGTCGTAGATGGACCAGAGTTCTCCGATCTGCACACCATTTGCCGACGTCGGACCGCCGGCAATGGACACCTGAAAGAGGCCAACATCGTCCAGACGATCGTCTGTGGTGCTGTCCTCAGAGGTGTTGTTGGTGCGCACGTACCTCGTGACGAGAGGTGACGCGTTGCTTGCGCACTCAATGGGGTGCACGAACGACTTGTCAGGCGCCTCGGATGTTGTGAAGTCGTTGTTCTTCACAGCAGACAAGGTGGCCAACGGAGTGGCGTTCGCATCGTACAGCGTGGACAGCATGACGCTGCCCAAACCAGT